TTGATTAGTTGAAGCATATTTATGCGTTTTTATTGATTCATCAAAAATGGATATACCAGCTGAATCATAGCCGCGATTTTGTAATTGATAAAGAGAATTGAGAACATGACTATAAATGTCACCCTTTCCCAAAACACAAGTTATGCCACACATATATAAATAAATAATGGATATATTTATATTTTATATTTAAAAAAATAATAATATATTTATCAATGAATAGTTCTCCATGGGTCGAAAAATATCGTCCCACACATTTTGATAATATTGTGTTAGAAAATATGAACAAGCGTATATTTGAAACGATATTAAACGAAGGATATTTTCCCAACTTATTATTTTATGGACCACCAGGAACTGGAAAAACAACAACCATTATAAATCTTATTAACCATTATCAAGAAAAACATTATAATATTGATAAAAGTTTGGTTATACATTTAAACGCTTCTGATGAGCGAGGTATTGATATAATACGTAACCAAATCAATACGTTTGTTAAAAGTAACTTCTTATTTAAAAAAGGTATCAAATTTGTTATATTGGATGAAGTTGATTATATGACTAAAAACGCCCAACAAGCACTGAAATATTTATTACAAACATGTAATAAAAATATTAAATTTTGTTTAATATGCAACTACATAAGTAAAGTCGATGAATCTTTACGCAATGAATTTTTGACGATTCGCTTTAACCAATTACCTCCAAATGAAATATTTTCATTTATTAAAAACATATCATATCATGAGAATTTGAATTTGAAAGATGATACAATAGAGTCCATTCAAAATATATATGGATCTGACATTCGAAGTACAATAAATTTTATACAATTAAACCAAAATATGGACTTTGATAACTGGAAAAAAAATATTATCAATGCTACTGTATTTGAAACTATACATAATGATATACAAATAATCACGTCAATAGAAATACATGAGAATATCAACAAAATATGCAGGCAATATAATATCGAAAAACGAAGTTTTATTATCAAATATTTTGACTATATTATACGCAATAAACCCGAATTGATTGAATATGATTTCTTAAAAACAATAGAAAATATCACACATGATAATAGTCTGTCAAATGAAGACTTGGTTGAATATTTTTATTGTTCTATGTATAATATATTACAGAAGTCCGCGTAGTTTATCCTTTATTATATTGTGTAAATTTTTGAGTTTTTTGCGAATCGTTTCTGAACTATAACCATAAAAGTCGCCAATTTGTTTTAATGTATATCTTTTGTTCATATCTTCATCATAACGAAGTGAAAATAACATTCTTTCTTGGTTATCAAGTTCATCAATTATATTTAGTATATTCATTTTTGTATTAGTATTTATATTGGATATACAGGAACTCGTCCAGCGTATATGTTCTATTTGTTGATTATAAAAGTGATATTTCGATTTATTTTTATGTTTCCATTTTTTATTGACTCGATAACTATGTGGCAATAAACGCATGGGACCTAACTCACTAATTCCTTTATATAACTCACCATTCATGTAAATTTTACCGTAACTATAGAAATTTCCATAGCCATCATAATTATTAATGGCTTTCAACAAACCACGAGTTGCATAAACATATAATTCGTTTTTTTCATTTTGATTCAAGTAGAAATTATTTTGTCTTACAAAGGTATTAGTGAAATGTAATGTCCAATTATGATGATTGGAATAAATGAACTCATGAATTGGCTCTATATACTCCCTTGACTCCATTTGTCGATAATACCTTATAGAATTATCTATGATTGTCCATTGTGTAGGTGTCAAATACGATAGCACATGCGATAGAAACGTTAATAATACAACAACTCTCATTTTATGAAAACTATTATACAACTATTAAATAATTCAATTTTTCAAAATATTATTTAAAGATTTTTATGTAAATTATATTGATACACTTATAGCTCAGTTGGTTAGAGCATCGGTCTTATGAGCCGAAGGTCAGCGGTTCGAGCCCGCTTTAGTGTATTATATTTTGTATAAAACAAGATATAATATCTTCATTTTCTTAATGTGCGTCTAAATTTCTTTATACGCGACTTATTCTTCTTTGTTTTTCCGCCTCCTTTACGTCGTTTTTTTGATGGAGGGGATTGCGGCAAATCTAATAGTGTCGATGGTTCTAAAAATTGAGACAATTCGTCTAAATCCGAACTATAAGGCATAACATCTTTAGTTTTTGTCATTAAATGTTCTTTTAATCTTTGACAATCTCCTTTTGTAATGAAAAATTGATACCCATATACGAACCATAACGCCAATACACATTTAATACTATTTAAAAGTTCTTCTGTAGATGCTTCTGTGACAAAGATTCTTTTATCATTGGCTTCATCACTCACGATAAAATCATTCCAGGTTTTATATGGGTACTCTAACTCCAATTTAAATATTTGATTTAAAAATGGACTATTCAATAATGCAAGATATACTCTTAGCATTAATATATGTTTTTCATATTTATCTCTTGGAACTTCATCATAATCTTTAAGAAAATCAATAAAGAAAATTCTTTTTTGTGATTTAGTTCGCGTGCGTTTTTTACTTTGCATTTTCATTTCTTTTTGTTGTAATATCAAATAATTTAATATAGAATATGTTTGACATAAAGTATCATGTTTGTCTATTTTTAAATTTTGTTGCTCTTTTAAAACACTACAAATAGGATGTTTTTCATTATCATATACGATATGATGATTTGTATCGCTAAATACACCGGTTCCAGGAATTGTCGATAATACATAAGTTTTAGATGGAAAAACTTCCATAATCATTTCTCTAACGGTTATATCGCCGAAAAATTGATTTATATATGTATAATGTAGTTTTGAAAATAACTGTAATTTTTGATTTGTACATTCTTTATTCGGGTCTGCTAATAAATATTGTAAAGCTTGATAGCTAGATGAAAATTCCATTATACAACTTATATTATTAGTATATAATTATTTATGCAGAATCCCATTTTTTCAAGTGACCTAAGTATACTACATCATCAAATGTAGATGAATAATTCTTGGATTGAGTTACTTCAGTTACCTCTACAACCTCGTCTTTTTCATTAACATATAATAGTCTATTTGTTTTACGTTTATTATCTTCAAAACATCGTTCAATAACTTTCTTTTGTTTTTCAGAATACCAACCGTGCATATGTATATATATACGTATTTATTTTATATGATATTTTGTAAAATATAAAGAGTTGACACTATTATCAGTTAATGAGGAACATTGTAATTTTGTGTTTGTTCATTTATGCATATGCTTTTTTTTTGAAGCAACGACGAATTCAACAAAGACAAGTTTTACAATCTCACCCATCCAATAAAGTTCCGACTTCATGGAAACTTGTAAGTGCACCATTAAAAGAGCAAGCTCGTCAATGGTTCATTCGCCGTGCAATATTAAAAGGTATTGATTGGAACGAACTTACGCAGTATTATAAGCTTCCTTGTAACTTCGAAGAGTTGCAACAATGGAAAGAAAAAATCGAAAATAAATCCATATGCTATCCTGATTATTTTTTACAATCCTTCCATGGTTACGATGATGGAAATATGAACTGGTTAGCTGCACAAGAAAACGAAGCAGCATCACGTTCAATGTGTGCTAATTATTGGAAAAATGTATGTGTTATGGATTCTGAAAGATGGGTCCGTAATAACGTAACATCAAATATACGAAAATACATAAAAAAATATGATATATTCAACAATAATCCTAAATACATTGAAAGTATATTGGACGTTGGTTGCTCGGGTGGTATTTCAACCGAGTATATTAAACGAGGATTTCCCGAAACAGAAAATATTTATGGATTGGATTTGAGTCCATATTTTTTGTCAATAGGGGCATTTCGTTCTGAAAAACAAAAAACATGTATACATTATGTACACGCGAACGCCGAACGTACTACATTTAACGATGCAAGTTTCGAATTAATTATTTGTAATTTTCTTTTTCATGAAGTTCCTCAAAATTCAACGCATATTATTATCGATGAAATGCATCGTTTATTGACACCGGGTGGCGTTCTAGTTGTTGTAGATTTGGATCCATATGTTTTAAAAGGAGACGAAATCTTGAATCAATTTAGGAAATGGGCCTTCGAAGTGACCGAACCTCATATTTATAATTATTACAACTCAAATATGAAGACAAGTATGAAAAATCATGGTTTTTATGATGTCGTTAAAGTAAAGAACGACCCGATAAATGCAATATGGATGGGAACTAAACCGCAAAATACATGGGTTAATGGTGTTGATATTTAACGGCGTCTGCGAGTTCTTGATTTAGTATTAAATCGGTAACCTCCTCTTGCTGTGGATCTACGTGCACGTCCAATTGAACGAGAGCGAGCGGGAGATCGAGACCGACTCCTTGGAATACTGTATATCATAGGGACACCGTTTTCAGGAATATCTGCTACTCGTGTATGACCTTTCAATGTTGCAATTTCTGCTTGTTTTTTTTCCGAATAAAATCCTGGATAATGTTTAATTACTTTATATAAATTTTTATTAGCATCATCTGCTATTTTATAGTGGTCATCTTCTTCTTTCGCTGACAAAATATCGTATTGTAGTTTATCTGCAATTATTTTTTCATTTTCTTTCAGTTTTTTCAATGCTGAATTCAATGCTTGAACATCTCTTTTGATAAATCCGCGCCTATCGCCACTTTCAGATTCCAACATAAAAGTAAATCCTAAATAATGATAATAAGAAATTACATCCATCAATGCACTTAATCGAACGAAACCTTTTCCTCTTGATTTTGCTAATTCAATTACTGCGTTTATCATATGTTTTCCTGTTTTAATATTTGGATTTGAAGTTCTTGTAACCATATTATGGTATGTATCTCCTGGTGAGTTGCATATAACGTCTATATATAAATAATCATCATATTCATATATTGTCGAAAATCCTTTCACATCTCTATTGTGTAAATTCACCATCAAGTAACTACAATTTTCTAAAGAATAAGAAACATATTCGGAACTAACGCTCATTCTACATATTGAATCTGTGTTTCTTCGAATAGAATGAGCTAGATCTCTAAATCTAGGTTCACCATTTTCAAATAAATGAATACCCGCGTAAGCAGACATATATATATTTAACCTATATTTTTATGAAATCTTTAGAAATATATTCACGTTACCATTATATAATAGATATCATAAATACAGTATCAATTATTACTGCATTTATGCTTATAACCACTATATTAAAGACGTATTAATAATTAAAAAATTGAAATAAAAAAATAAAAGTATGAATATATTATAACTAACTATGAATGAGTCAATAACCTACTCAAAGCTTTTAAAATCGTATAAAATTGACAAAGGAGATAAGAGTAGAAGTATAACAAATACTAGTATAAAAGGTGGTAGTTTTTGTATTCCTGATGAAAAGTATTCGGATTTTCTTCAAACTTACTACAATTCAGTCATAAAAAATAATAAAGATGAGTTCATTACAGAGAAACAATTGGAAGATGGTCCTATTGCAGTTGACTTTGATTTTCGATACGACTATAGTGTCGACAATAAACAGTATACACCTGTTCATATTTCATCTATTGTTAACCTCTATGTAAATATACTAAACAAACACATTTTACAATTTGACGATGAGCGTTTTCCTGTATATATATTTGAAAAACCCAATGTAAATAAATTGAAAGAAAAACAGATCACCAAGGATGGTATTCATATGATTATCGGTATCAAATTGCCACGAACGGCGCAAATATTATTACGTAAATTAGTATTGGAAGAAATTAACGAAGAATGGGGTGATATTCCTTTGCAAAATTCTTGGGAAGAAGTAATTGACGAAGGTGTTTGCAAGGGGTGTGTGAATTGGCAGCTTTACGGTTCTAAAAAACCAGACCATGAAAAATACACGCTTACCAATATATTTGACTGTGAATACAATGATGAAGATGACAGTGTATTAATAAAGAAGAGTAAATTAGACCGATTTAAGTGGAGCACGGATTTCCCAAAGTTATCGGTTCGGTATACTGAGCATCCTGAGTTTTATTTGAAAAATGATTTCAAAGTAGCGTGTGACAAATATGAAGCAGAGTCAGCAAAACCTCAACGCACAATTACTCCCAGAAGTTCAAGCTCATCTTTGATGAATCAAACAACGCCTATTTTGTCTATTTCCAATAAAGAAGAATTGAACGATTTGATTGAAACTTTCAAATCTTCATTTCAGCTCGACGAATATGAATTACGAGAATTACATGACTTGGTAATGATATTACCCGAAAAGTATTATGGAAATGGTTCTTATGAAAAATGGATACGCGTTGGATGGGCATTGAAGAATCATTCAAATAAGATGCTTTTGTCGTGGATTGCGTTTAGTGCTCGTTCACCAACATTTCAATATAGCTCTATTCCTGAATTATGTGATAAATGGAGTCAATTTGAAGACGCTGAAGAAAACGGTCTAAAACGCGGTTCCATTATTTATTGGGCAAAACAAGACGCGAATCATCAAGAGTTTATCAACGTGCGAAATGCGAATATTGATGAATATGTGAATGCGACACTGAAGAATATTACCTTAATGGGTGTGAGTCGTAGCGAAAAAAATATTGGTTGTGGTGATGCCGATTTGGCGAAGGTCTTATATTTGATGACAAAAGATAAATATGTATGTGCCTCTATTAAAGGTGATAAATGGTTTCGGTTTGTGAATCATCGTTGGCTGGAAGACGATTCGGGAACATCTCTTCGACGTATTATTTCCAATGAATTGCGTGCAATTTATCGTAAAAAATGCGATGAATATTCGGCTAGTTTGTGCGATAAATCACAGTCAGACGAAAAACTGAAGTTACTAGAAAGTTTGGCAAATAAGGTTCTTGAAATCATCAACAAACTCAGCATGACTACACAAAAGGATCATATATTGAAAGAAGGTCGAGAACTATTCTTTGATCCTGACCTAAAATTCCTCGATTTATTGGATAGCAATCCTTGGCTAATGTGTTTTAAAAATGGTGTTATCGATTTCAAAGAAGGGGTCTTTCGACCTGGACGCCCTGATGATTATTTGGAAAAATGCACAAACATTAACTACAAAAAATTAGATGAACGACGTGATGGTCCTATCATAAATGAAATCAATTCGTTTATGGAGAAACTATTTCCGGTAAAAGCTCAACGTGATTACATGTGGGAACACTTGGCGTCAGTATTAATCGGCGTGAACTTTAACCAAAATCTGCATATTTATATTGGCGGTGGTTCCAATGGTAAATCAGTATTCACAGACCTATTGGCCTCTTGTTTGGGTGACTATTATGACGGAGCTGTCTCTATTTCGCTCATTACGCAATCCAGACAAAAACAAGGTTCAGCATCTCCAGATATTGTTTCGTTGCGCGGTCTTCGAATGGCTGTTATGCAAGAGCCTACAAAAAATGACGCCATAAATGAAGGCCCTATGAAAGAGCTTACTAGTGGTATTGAACCCATCAAAGGAAGACAGTTGTTCGGTATGCCTATTACATTTCGACCTCAATGTAAAATTGTCGTTTGTTCGAATTATTTCATGAAAGTCAATTCTCAAGATGACGGCACGTGGAGACGTCTCGCTGTAGTTGATTTCATTTCACAATTTTCAGAAACTCCAGAACCGAATGAAGAATTTCCCCATCAATATTTGAAGGATACATCATTAAATGAAAAATTTCCAGTTTGGAAAGAAGTATTTATGGCAATGTTAGTGGAAATCGCGATGAAAACAAAGGGTAAAATCACCCCTTGTAAAATGGTGAACGAATCATCACGTAAATACAGAAATAGAGAAGACCATATTGCAGAATTCATTGATGAAAAGATCGAAGTGGATCCAAAGGGTAAAATCAGAAAAGAAGAAATTGCCAATGAATTCAATGTTTGGTTCAACACTACTTATGGACGCAATGGTCCATCTGTCAAAGAAGTTCATGACTACATGGACAAAGACAAGCGCTTCAAGAAATTCTCCATTCGAGGCGAAGGAAGTGGGTGGCACGGTGGTCGCATCTTGTATGCGCGCGATATTGTTGATGTGGATGATGATTTTGATGATATCAATGAAGACGATGTTTAAAAGCAATAATTTTGATAATATTACGAAAATTATTGTCTTTCATATGGTGTTCCTTTTATCAATGCCAAAACATACATGAAGAGTTGATATAAAAACACAAATATAGAGGTTGCTATAAAAGGATAAATAGCAATGAGCAGAACTAAAAATATTTTACTTGTAAACCCAATTGATTTTGAAACAAAAATGATATACGCGGTTAAAGCACCTACGACATAATATACAAAAATAAGAATATTAACATACATATTTGTTGTATCCTTTTTTAATGATAAATAATAAGACTTTTGATTGTCCGTTGAATATCTGTCTTTCACGTTATGAATACTTTCATCTAATTTTTGATTTTGATGTTCGATCATAGAAACATCCAATGACATTATATATCTTAAAGTTACATTAAAATTTAACATGTAATAACATATTTGGATCATATGCACATACACTTCCGTATTTATATACATCTTTTAATAGAGCCATACCTTCAGTTGATGGCTGTTCTTCAGGAACGGCATTATTAGAAACGTCTACAATACATTTTCCGTCAACATATATAGTTCCGTCGTTACAGCATTTTTCACCATAACATGTGTTTAATAATCCCATTAAGTCACCGCTTTCAACTTTCTTTTCACGTATTTTTTCCTTTTCAGCATCCGTTATTTCTTCTGGACCGTCCTTATGGAATTTACTAAAGTCCATTTTGTCACGAGACGCTATATTTGCAATAATATACAACCCCATCAAAATTGTTCCGGTTATGATAATAATATAAAAAATTTCAACAACATAAGACGGTAAATATTGAATGTATTTTCCTTCAAATAAAAGCACCATAACTAACAGAGTAGAAAAAATGATTAAATATATTAGTTTATTATAAGCCTGGTAACGTAATATATAAGACTTGTTCATATTGATTTCGCGTATTTGACCACTTCTTGCATCATCTACTGCTCGTGAGTCATTTTCTAGACGACTATTCTCCGTTTTTAGAATATCATAAATTTCACCTTGTTTCAAAACAATATTGGCTGAACTTCTACCAGATTCGTTCAACGCATCTTCCAAATTATCTAAACGATCATTTAACTCGGTTGCATAACTTTCTCCACTTTCGGTATTTTGCTGACCTACTGGAATACGATTTACATCTGATATTATTTCTTTTTGAATATTTATCAATGATTGTAAATCTACTTTTGCACCACTCATTATATTATATAATTATACATTTTATAATATAATAATCAATAATTTATTGACTTGACTTTATTTTTTAATCACGCGCTAAAATAATTGCACTAATTAGAAATGTCGCCATAGAAATTGTAGCTACTGTATAAAACGTATTTTCATACATCAACATTGTTTTCGAATCTTCTTCACGAGCATCTCTTGTATTTGTATTCGGCGAATCCGATGATAACACCTTCCTATATTTATCCGGTATTTCTTGTTTTGTATTATCTAGTACAACCGTTTCAACATTGCTATCTAATTTTTGATATTCTCCATTGATTGTATTATAAATTTGGTTTATTTGACCCTGTTTGTTTTCTATGTCGCTAATTTGCGAATCGCGTAAATAATTGAGTTTTTCATTTATACATTCAATAGTTCCGCATTTTTCAGCAAATCCTTCTTTATTACTAAAGGCTTCTACGTTTGATTTACATGTAGAATTATATAATCCTGTTATTTTATCACTCAATTCCCAATATTTATCATCACTACAAAAGTACGTTTTGAATGGGTCATTTTTCAGGTTGCCATCATAAATCATATTAAAGTCGTTGAATGCGTTCGCATCTTCACTATTTAGCGATGTTGTTAAATTCGATGCACAATATGACTTTATATTATATTGTTTTCTATACATATTAGATGCTGATATATTATTTGTCACTTTTGACATATTTGTTTGAGAAGTTGTATAAACCGGAAGAGAATTCGAATTTTTGTCCATAACACATTTATCTCCGGTGCTCGTGTTCATGAAAAAAAAGTGTTCACAATTATTGTCTTCTTGACATTTGGTTTTACACTCTTCTAAATTATCATTTGTTGATATATAACTACCTACTTTGCCATTATTTGTTATTTTTACATAGTCATCGTTATTCATAAGTGGTAATGCATTTTGTTCTTCTTCATACTGCGTAAACTGTAATACTTCACCGAAATTGTTCGGAAGTAGTTGCATTGTTTTCGTATTGTTAATTTTATCTTCATATTTCAATATTTTTTTACCCATTAAATCGCTCGCATTAATACGATATAAATAATATATTTGTTTTGATTTTCCGTCTGTTTGTTTTATCACATTATGATTCAATATTGTATAATTGACATTATCACTAATAAACGGGTCCAAACAATATACAACCACTAATTTATTATCTCTAAATGTCAGTTTGAATTTATGATTTTCTGATATGATAGAATTATCCGATGATAACACTTCACCTTTTTCAAAAAAATATTTCGGAAGCGTGTCCCGCCAAAACCCGTTTTCGCGAGCTGTTTCGGGAAAGGAAAATGAATTTGCAGAACTACTTTGTGCATCAAAATCTTTATATGAAGAAGTCGTTGTGCTCCATATAGAATTACCATCTTTCAACAAAGACAACATTCCATCATTTTCTATTTTGAACAATCCGGAACAAACATTACCAGATGGACATAATTGATCACTTGGCACCGTTGAAATGATTGTTTCGTTTGTTACATCATTATAATCATAAGCCAATATAAGGTTTCCCTCGTCTGATATATATAGTTTTTTATTTGATGTTCCTTGTGGATTTGGTAAATAATATTTGTATTGAATACGCAATTTCTTTTGCAATTCTTCGTTTTTTATTTTTTCTTCGACTTTCTCATCAAAAGGTCCAGATAAAGCTTCATAATTACCATCCAGTGTCAATGTTCTCATTTGCCCATTTATTAAAGATTTGATTTTGTTTGTAACATCTTCAACGGCTTTGAATGAAGTAGGAATATAATTAATCACTTCTTGTTGTGGTGTGGGATCAATATATTCACTGCGATTTACACTTTGTTCTTTATTTCTCACAGTATCTGGTATTTCTACTTGTTTTACTTTACCAAAGTCTTCCCATCTATGTTTGATTTCGATTGGACACATCCATTTTCCACCACCATTATAATCCGTTGTAAATGTGTAATAACGCCCCCAATGCCAATCACGTCCCCATTTAAATCTACGGCGATATGACAACATAACAGCTCCAGAATGACCGCGTGTGCCAACTATAATTTTAATTTTCTTCAAATCATTATTGGGAAAAGGATCTATATGTGGGGTTTGTATTCCGTTATAGTCAGCAGTATTCATCTTTAACTCATCATTAATAAAAATTTGTATTCTACATCTGTATATGTCTGCTCTAAACTGTCTATACCAAGATTTATCAATTGGCGTCATTTCATCAGCTTCAAATACATAAGTACTATTTGCTGCTATATTATGCCAAGAAACTACCGCAGCACCTGCACCACAACCGTAACACCCATTAGCTGCACCGATGGATTTAACGGTTTGATGAGTCGAATTCAATTGACTTTTATTCACAGGATCATTTGTCGGTTTATTTCTACTGAAAAACCCATCGTCCCCGTTCCAATCGCCTTTATTTCTATATTCTTTATAATAAAAACCATTTCTTATAGAACCATTCCATTTTGCGGGTGGGTGAGTAGTCACGGTTGTATATTCATATTCATATTCATTTTTTCGTGTAATAATATTTGGATCACTAATGTCTTCAATTTCTACTTTGGGAATATCAATCATTACGTCATTGTCCAATCCCCATTTTGCATCTACTATTTCGATGTATCCACCTTCAGGGACATCTGCACCTACTAAAATGTTCTCACCTTGTGCACCTTCGCAATGAAACACTCCACTTTCATATGTAATTTCCGTTGGGATTTCGGCATATTTGTAAATAAAAGGCGGATTAGTTTTCATATTGCGTATAGCATCATAATTTGGTTTATTATTCTCAATAAAATAACATTGATATTGCGATTCAATATCTGTTTTCGTCAAAGAAAAATATAAAAGCTCTTTATAATAAACGTTACCACTATTTAATAACGTAACAAAATAGTTATGTTCACCACTATTCGATGTTATAGCCATTCCATTGGGATCACTCACTTGTAATAAATATTGTGAAGATGATTGTTTTTTAATATGAATACGTATAGGATAATAATTTCCCTTTATCATCATTACTTTTGCTTCTTTTCCATTACCCATATTCAATGTATTTTTATTGATATCTGCATTGGAAACAGTATAATCATAAATTGCATTGTCATTTGATATCCACAAATAATCAATATTTCCATCGCATATTTTGAAAGTATGTTCTCCGCTATGTTTCGGGTAAAAATAACCGAATATATCAAAACAGTTTGTAAAATCGTTATTTACATTGTTATACATTTGATTCGGACTTTCAAAGTTCTCTATTAATGTAAATCCTTCATATTGAGAACTTTCAAATGTTGAAAAACCATCAGTTATTGCAAATGACGTCAATAAATTATTGTTATTAAAATCAAGATCGTCAAACATATTGACACGATAACTTCTTACATTTTCTAAACGAAGTGTTCTAAATAAAAGTCCCGATTGTTTATCTATGTTTTTTTCAATATCTCTGTTCTCGTCATATTTTATTTTACTATACGTTTTTTGGGCATTGTAAATACATGTATCCAAGTCATTTGGTATCGACCAGTTTTGATACATTTTCAACATACCCGTATTCAAGTTGTATTCATCATCAATAATCGGACCGACGTCAATCGGTATTTGTTGTTGTTCACTAACTTCTGAATATACAAATATATTATTTTTTTTTATGTCATTCAATTCTGGATATAATGTATTAATTTCATTATATATTTTACTTTCACAACTCATATTTATAATATAATTATATTAATATTTTATAAATAATTTTAATATAATTATAATGCTGTAAATGTATAATAAATAAGACATGTCGCCATAGTTGTCCATAATATAGACGCATATACAGTGCCATCTAGTTCACGTTTTGCCAAATCAGGTAGTGATCCCTTTACACCCTTCAAATCGTTCATTTTTATTTCTAAATCGTTTCTAATATCATTGTTTGATTTTGACAACGAGTTCAATGTTGCCATATCTACATTATTAGTATTACCGTCACTATCATTAAATAATTCGGTCATTTCATCTATTTCCTTAATAATTTCATTGTATAATTGTGCCATAGATGCATCACTATAATCATAATCTTCACATTTTTCGTCATTTAAATAAATTTGCGAGTCAGGGTAAATATCATCATTGTATGTTTTCCTTATATGACAAACATGATACTTATTAAACTTATTTAGTTTTTCTAATATAATCAACTCTTTTTCGAATAATGCTTCATCATTTTTTGCTCCATTTAAAATACACTTCATATTGTCTTTATAATTATTATAATCGTTACATTCATTAGTCGTCATGAAACTATATTATAATATATGTTTACATTAAAAAAATAACTAATTTGTCGGAGGGTCTATAAAACGATTAACTCCTTTTGATAATAGAGGATATCGTTGATTCAGACTGTTTATTGCTACTAAATCTCCATCGTTAGTTAGTACTATTTTGTAATCATTGAAACTGAAATTTGCATTTGTGACTTTGATTGGGGTTCTTTCACTTTGAACAGATATTACAATCGAATTATCATCATTTTCTGCGTTCAACGTTTTATCATATAAAGTTATACCAGTGGCATCAAATGTCAGACTCTTTGCCAACATATTCACCATTTTTTTATCGGTGGCTTCTAAATGGGTTTCAAAAATGCCTGTATCTGTTATACCCTCTTCTATTTGTGGCACTTGGTTTTTGAATTTTACTTTTTGAATTTTCAAACCATTATCAAAAATCATCCGCATTAAACGATTTGAACTATACAAGTGAGCACTTATACCATCTATCGTATCACCTATATTTAATTCTCTTATTAATCCGGTTCTAGTCGTCAATCCTTCTTTTTTCTTTGTGAAAATAGGCACTATTAAAATTAATAAAATAAATATCAAAAAAAATATAATATATCTTTTCAAGTTCATATATTTTAAAAAGATATTTTATTGTTTTTGTGGAGCATTATTATTCGTCAATTCAATCTGATTTGTTGACCCCATGGAAACAGTACTGAAAGTATTGTAATTGATAAATACATAATAAAGTCCTAAAATAATTCCTACGACTAAAGCAAATATATCCGTCAGTTTGCGATTGAAAAAATCGAGACTGTCTTTATATCTTTCGTCGGAACCATTGTGACTGGTCTGTATATTTAATAAATCTTCGGATAATTCACGATTCTCTCTGCAGCCTTCGTCGTAATTGCAACTTGCATCTGGATATAGATTCCATAAAAAATCATTTTTCTTATATCCAATATCGATTTCTGCCATATATAAACTCTAGTTATTTTATTTACACACAAATTCTGTAATAATCATAATTCAACGCCGTAATACTATTACGTTCGAATTTCCCGACTTCTCCTGGTCTCATCAATAAAGCCACTGCTTGTGGATCAAATCGACTTATTTCAGCCAAATCATTTTTTGATTTCAAATTATATTTTTCTAATAGTTGGCGTTCACTTTCTTCATCTAAAATTGTCATTGGTGGAACTAAACTATGATTCGTTATATTAAATTGCAAGCGTTTCAATGTATTCATGACAACAAATATACCACTTGATAAATATAGATGCTTCATATGCTGTATCAATGTATCATTTGGTTCATCTTGACATACAATGATCAAAGTATCATTCTTTGATAATACCTTTTCTAAATCATATAAATCTTCTATATACTTGTCAATGATGTTCGAACGCATTTGTTTACCAGACACCGTGTATTTAATGTATATTTTTTTATCGTTATCCTTATGTTCAATTAACATATCCAACTGTTCGTTGTTATACATTGCATCGATTTCATTAATATTGAAATTTTTGTAATCTTCGACGTTATAATTCAAGGAAGTTTCCAATATATCTAATATGTTCCTACGTGACTTGGATATCTTCAATATGTGGTTGTCCATTGTATAGTATATGTATTGATAATATATTATACAATCAATTTTTTATATTTTTTTAATAATTAACTCTTTGGAAAAGTCGATTTTATCTAATTTTCCATTGCTTTCTTCTTTGGGAGATTCATTTGTTTTTACTACAATTGGTTCGATTGGTTGATCCAATGTTTCACTTGAATATTCAGGATATGATGGTTGTGTTTGTTGCGGTGTCATTGTATGTTCGGGTAATGTTACATGATCATTATTGTTTCCGAGCACAGTAATAGATGGGGCAAACACCATCGATTTACCCATTTCTGGAAAATATGGTTGCTGATGTTGTTCTTGTATATGCGATTCAGGTAATGCCATTGACATAACCATTTCTTCCGGTGAATAAACAGCATTTTTTTCAACAACTTTAATGTCGTTTTCAATATCTAAATCTCTTTTATTACTTCTTTGTATGGTATAAAATTCAGGTGATATATTTTTGATTGTCCATTTATTAGATTCATCTTTAGGATGATCGCGTAAACAAACACTACCACCGACTACACGTTGTTCATCTTTAATGGTGGGTTCTGTCATTGTTTTTGGAATATTTCCCGTTTTAGTAAAGTCGCGATATGAATCAATAATGCTTTCTTCGTCCAAAATAGGATTTTTTTGTAACATACTTTCTTTGAACATATCGTAAGCTTTTGTTTTTGGTCTCATTTGATCAATTACAGAATATGGTGGACTTTCATCGCTATTCAGTGATTGTTTATTTGTTTCCGATTCTTCGTCGGGCTTAAATTCAAATGAATCGTCTGGGTAATCCGGACTTATTGTTTCTGGCGTTTCCTTCTTTTCTAACATCAAACCTTTATCTTTGACATCTTTGTCATTGAGTTTGCGATTCACGACTCCAATGAGCTTACCAAAATCATCGATATTAGCAAGTTTCTTAATATTATCAGAGAAGCACATATTCTCAATTTGATCAATATTGGATTCTGTTATAATTCGCATTTGAACATTAATCGCCATCAGCTCTTGCATTAATAACTTCATTGAATATGGCACTCGAACCACACTGAAATTGCGTCCAAATTCACTTATGTTCTCAATGTGAAGATTATTTCCTTCAACTGAACCATCAAATACAATGGGCCCGTCTAATATTGGACTCAAAAATAGATTTTTATCAGGATTATAAATGGCTATCATTCCCGAATTATTACACACCGCCATTTCGTATTTATCACCCCGCTCCATCATTGATTCTGTTAAAAAGTTCACCGCTCCATGCGAAATTATAGTATCACGTTCCATTTCTCCAATTCTTAATCCTCCGTCATTGGCTCTTCCTCCCACCGGCTGACGCGTTAAAGTGGCATTTGGTCCACGAGCTCTGTAATTTATTTTGTCTTTTACCATATGTTTCAAACGCATATAATATGTAGGTCCCATGAATATCTCCATTTCAATTTGTTCTCCCGTCATACCATTATACATAATATCATTTCCGCTTGAATGATAGCCGTTTTGTGTCAACAATTTACCAAATACTTCCGCTTTCGAACCATTGTTAATAAATGCAGTACAATCGCCAAATCCACCCATCATGACACACCCTTTCGCAGTGAGTGATTCGATCAATTGTCCCACAGTCATTCTTGATGGAATTGCATGTGGATTTACGATCAAATCTGGTTTCAAACCATTTTTCGTGAATGGCATATCCGACTCTGGTATTACTAATCCAACTGTCCCCTTTTGACCTACGCGAGAACCCATTTTATCACCCAAATTAGGAACTCGCATATCCCGAATTCGCACTTTAGCAATGCGCTTACCTTCATCATCATTTGTCATAAAGCTTTTATCAACAACCCCTAATTGACCTTTTTTCGGTGATACAGATTGGTCTCTATTTGGAGCATCTTGAGATCTAGTATATTTTCCAATTAATATGCTTTTTTCGGTTACTTGTGTTCCTTCATTTATCAAACCATGATCATCTAATAAATTGTAATCATAATCCTCTTTCTTTCCTATTACCTCGAATTTTTTATCGACATTTCCAAACAAAGTTTCTGTTTTATTATCACCAGACTCTTCAATCTCTTCATGTGTTTCATATGTATTATAATAAGTCGTTGTAAACATACCACGTTTAATAGAACCTTCATTGATTAACAATGAATCTTCCATATTATAACCTCCATAACACATAATCGCTACGACCAAGTTCTCACCATAAGGCATTTCCTCGTTATTAAAATATTTCATGTAACGTGTTTTAACTAAAGGAATTTGTCCAGTATTTAATACAATTGCACTTTTATCCATGCGATTTACGTAATTGGTGCTATAAATAGAAGTTGCTTGTTTTGTTTGTCCACATGAGAACATATTACGCGGTGCTTGATTGGTTTCGGGAAATGGAATTTGATTGGCCAAAGTTCCAAAAATGAGAGACTTATCGATTTCCATATGCGTATACTTCTTTTTATCAAAATCTCCATAATCCATGCATATTAAAGCCGTTGAACTTTCATTACTATCAATATAGTCGATTAATGCTTTGTGTGCTTTCATCTTCTCGATTTTATTGATATTAGTTTCTTCGTGTAATCCTTCATACAACTCTCCTGGTTCAAATATTAAATTATGATTTTTATAATACGCAGCGTTTTTCTTTTCATTGAACCCAGTTACTAAGTCTTCCCATGAGAACTGACCTTTCAATAACTTTTCCTTGTATTTTTCACGTTCAATGGATAGCTTTCCATCAACATCACGATAATAAATCGGACGACACAATCGACCACTGTCGCAGAAAATGAAAATACTATTGAGTCTGATATTAAACGAAACGCTCAAATATAAAGATATTAATCCATTTCTTCGGTAAGCCTTGATTTTTTCAACACAATCAAACGGATTGTAAATACATCCTGCCCAAAAACCATTAACAAATACTTTTGTCATATTGGAAAGTGTTTTGGGACTACTTTCATTTAACAAACGCAATGTGATTTTTTCTCGCAACCAATTTATAACATGTTCTCGCGGTATAGACCCAACTGTAATATGTGTTCCAACTGCTAAATGTTTATGTAATCCAATATTACCTCCATCTGGCGTATCAATTGGGTCTATGAATCCCCATTGAGAACCATGTAAATGACGTGGCTCTGGATTTTTATTACTACTATCAAACGGTAGATTAGTTTTTCTCATATGTGCCAAATAACCATTAAAAGACAAACGATTCATATCCTGCACGGCACCAATTCTTTTTGTGTGCTCTTTTGCTCCCCAATTACCTTTGTATGCTTTTCTGAATCCATCTTCCACTATTTTATTACTGAAAATGTAATTTTTATTCATTTCGAACAAAGAATAAAGGTCATGTGAGAACTGATTCTTATTAAGTGTCAATGTTTTATCGTATTGTTGACGAATATATTTTTGTTGCATGGCGAAATATTCGCGAAATAATTCGGAAATAAGCGAACCAGTGGTTTCAATACGTTTATGTTGAAAGTCATCTCTATCAGTTGGATTTTCCATGCCATTATATACAGAAATCAAACGAAAAACCATATGTCCTAAAAAATGTGCTTTTTCATAATAATTTGTTTCGCCAATATGCGGTAAAAAGTAATCGCTTAATATTTCCAAAACATGTTCATCTTTATTACCCTTTACTAAAAACGATATATATTCAATTGCCAATTTTTGAGAAATAATACCACCTGCATCGTGAACGCTTGGAATAAATAAATCCAATAAATATTCATATTTTTCAATATCCAATAAACACATTTCTATTATGGATTTGTCGCTAATGATCCCCAATGCACGAAACACTATAAACAATGGAACTGGTTTTCGAACATTAGGTATGCTTACTAAAATGTTTTTGTTTGTATATTTCGCTAAACCCATATCTCCGTCCTCAGCAATAGTGACAAACAAACGTCTTACTGGTTTAGATACATTTTCAGAAACACTTTTGATTTCTACACTGAATATGTCTTGGTGAACACCTTCTTCTGTTTCGATTGCTCGCTTTTTCACATATAGAACATTGTCGGCGAATTTTTCTTGACTAATAATGGCCTTTTCTTTTCCTTGAATAATAAAATAACCGCCCTTATCGTGTTTACATTCACCCATGTTAAAACGTAATTCAGGTGGCATGTTATTTAATAAACAAAAATCAGATTGGACCATAATTGGAAATTTACCCAAATACACTTTTTCGTAAGTATGTTTACGTAGTTGTTTATTCGAGCCAATCAATGATTCTTCTAATGCCTTTCGTAAATCTGATGTCATGGCAGTTGTCATATCAAATGGCTTAACATTACGCTTCTTTCGCTTGGTTTTACCTTTAGGAGCCATACCACCTTTTACTTCGGCCGTTTCATCTTCTAATACAAGTGTTTTAAAATCAACGAATTTCTTCTTTTCAACGTAATCTTCTTTGGTCTCCTTTTCCACATCGACTGTGTTGTCAACTATTAAAGAAGGTGGTTCGTCTTCACCTAACACGTCAATAAATTCAACATCTACGTCATAATGAATTGTCATTCCATATGTCATATTACGTAACCGCGCTTCATTTGGATACATATAGTGAATATTATCATCGTCATCATAAACAATGGGTTTACCAAAATAAATTTTAGACCCGTCTTTACCACCCAAGTATATTAAACATTGATTTCTATAATCATCTATAGTTTCATCGTAGTTTGATTGAATGTATATAGGATTGTTTTCTTTGAAAATTTTGTATATTCCGGTTTTATAAAAATCGTTATATGATTCGATATGATGTTCCACTAAAATATTTGGATTGTCGTAGAAATACTTATCAATGATGTTCCACGTTATTTTTTCATCCATGTATAATATTTAGTTATAAATTATATATTTAGATTCTTTATTTTAGAAAGAAAATATCACGTCATTATATAAAATGGAGAATTTCATGAATTACTTCTTTGGTCCTCTTCCTCAATTTTACTGTTTGTATTTTTACATCATATCCATTTTCGGCGGTATTTTCACATTACTTGCTTTGATTGGTATTGTTGTAATTCTATTATCAAATGATAAAAACAAAATGCAAATGCTAGGTATATATGTGATGTTTTTCTTCTTTTATTTGATCATTTACTTTAAGGCACGATTATTAAACACTATGTGTGTTAAATCTATTTAAAAACATCCGTTTATATTTTCATATAAATTTCAAAATATAAACCAATGGACGTACTTTATTATTCTAACTATTGTAAACACAGCGAAAAAGTAATAAAGTTTCTCAGTAAAGGTGGGTTAACAAATGATATAAATGCCTTCTGTATAGATAAACGCACAAGAGACCCAAAGACGAACCAAACCGTTATTTTATTAGAAGACGGTAAAAAAGCATTATTGCCTCCAAATCTCCAAAGCGTTCCTGCGTTATTATTAATCAATGATAATTATAAGTTAATATTAGGCGATGATATTATTAAGCATTTCGAACCTATGATGAAAGAAAAATTAGCAAGTGCTGATTTTGGAAGTGGAGAACCTATTGGTTTTGCAATGCAAGACTTTAGTGGAAGTACAAAATCCAATATTGTATCAGAACAATTTACATATTATAATTTAACACCAGAAGAACTTAGTGCAAAAGGAGTAGGAGGCCGAAGACAAATGTATAATTACGTAACTGCTAAACAAGATCAAAAGTTTATTGAAACGCCCCCAGATGAATATAGACCTAATAAACTTGATGAAAATGTAACTGTCGACTCACTTCAACAACAACGTAATATGGATGTTCCTGTTTCAAATGCCCCTCAATTTCAATATAAAACAATGGATTTATAATTTTATTTTTATACAAATATATTTAAAAATAAAAACACTATAATAACATATGACCGATAAAACTACTATTTTGAAATTATTTAACACGCATTTATTCGAATTTATGGATGAACTTAGTATTCTATTTCCGGATAATATGGATATCAAAGCATCTATTAATTTATTTCAATTAACAAAAACCGCCAATGCGAGTTTACTTGTAAAGATTTGGTATACCTATGTCGAAACACCATATGGAGACATTTTAAGAGATGGTAAACTTGATTATTTCTTAGATAAAGATTACAAAGACGATTTAGTAAATCTTCCAAATGCTGCAAATGCTTTGCACGCAATAGATATGTTGAGAAAACCGGTAAAAGAAACCTCTGAAATCAACAAACAACATTCGTTGAATTATATTGTAAACCTTTGTAAAATGAGTGTAGCTTATAATCAACTCTCGAATCCAAATGCATAATTTACTGACTTGATAAAAATTGATTACATGTTTGTAGAGCTCCTTCCACCCAACTTTGAGTTTGACTATAGTTTTCACCACAAATATAAATGTTTGGCATAGGATTTATCAAAAACTCGCTAACGCGACTACTATTTACCTTTGAATTCCAATACGCTACACCTGAATCCCAAAAGCAAGTAATCACCTTTAATGGTTCATTTATTTTTATATTAAATGTATCATTCACTAGTTTCACTATAGTTTTTTTCATAATGACCTGATTATTTTTGCGCTTATGCCAAAATTTAGTATGTTCATCGTCTGTATATGAAATCATAATCAATCCTTTTTCCGGATCAATTGGAATAATGAATCGTAATTCATTGTTTGTTGTTATCTTATAGTTAAGAGTCTTCAACCATGGACTCGTTAGTGGATCAAAAATGGCATACACACGACAAAGTGATTTTGTTGTTATCGAACTTTCTAAAATAGGAAATATTGGCTTTAAAATGTTCATTTTTAATAACGCCTCTTTAGGAATGCAAAAAACAATTTTTTCAGCATGTATGATGGTATTGCGATTTATTGATATTCTATATGCATTCAATTTTGTATCGTATATAACACTTGATACATTTGAACGCAACGACATTTCGGCTTTCATGGTTTTCATATGTTTCAGCATTGCGTTTATTAATATTTGAAATTTACCCAACCAAAAACGCAAATCTTGACGTATTCCGTTTTTAAATAAATAATATGCATCAAACATATTCATATGTTTTAATTGTCCAGAATATCCACAAGAACTTAATATGAAATCTAATTCCTTAGGTGTTAAATATTGCTTCGCATACTCGTAGAAAGTAAAATGCCTTAATAACCCTAATTCTGTATTTTCTGCATATTTCATTACTTGATCTATATATTCGAATCCAATCGAATTTTCATATTTTTTGTCAAATTGACGTTTACAGTCAATGAATTTAGTAATAGGATATTTTCCTTTTTCTTTTCTCATATCCAATAGATTATATGCTTTCATCAATTTTACTACGTTTACGTGATTATTATTGAAACGAGCAGCACCACATGGGATCGAATAATTATTTCCATTATACATTTCTTCATGTTGTTTTATCCTTCCACCAAAATAATCGTTTTTTTCCAATAGTTTTATTTTTAAGTGACTATTCTTTTCATGTAGCTTGATATAGTTATATAAACCAGATATACCACCTCCTATTATTACATAATCATACATATACAATAATAATATTTATTAAATTTCCAAATTTTCTCTATATATTATATATATGTCTTACATTGTGAATTCCATCAAAGGAAATACAAAATATAAAACCGCAAATGATTTATATAAAGATGTTTTAGACAATATGTTACAGCCTAAATATGGTAGAGTAAAGTCACAAAAACTACTCGTCAATGGTTCAGGTTCTTTTAATGATGTAGCTGTGTATTTAGTAACATTGGGAAATAATATTCAAAAAAAAGTCGCAATTCGCGTTGCAAAAAAACCATCGTATCAAAAGGTAATATCTAGTAAAGGTCAAAGTTTTATGCAAATACAACAACAGTATTCCGCTAAATTGACACCTGGTAAGACTCATAAATTACAAAAAATAAAGGATGATGAAAAAAATAGTAAATATAATTGGGATTTAGCTGCATCTGCAAATTTATCTCCAGAATTATATTTATACAGTTACATTGAAAGAGAAGTAGATGGTAAAATTTATTTATACATATGTAGTATTTCAGAAGGGTTTGAATTTGATTTAGATACATTTTTTACAAAAGTTTATCCTGGGTTGAGTAGAGAAGACAAAAAATTCTATAATAATACTATTCGAATTCAACTGACAAATTTATTTGAAAATATGGCGATTACTCATGGTATGTTATGTAACGATATCAAACCGAAAAATGCTGTCATTAATTCGGATATCCGTGCAGTCGATGTGCGTTTAATTGATTTCGATTCTGATTATTGTAAAATTAAAGAACGTGATCGCCATAAAAGAGAATTATATGCACTCATGATGCAAATAGTTTTTGCCAATTTTATTCTTTCTGATTATGGGGTCAATATATTCGTCAATTATTTCGTTTCAATAAAACCAAGAATGGAAGCTTCAAAACGCGATATGATGAGAATATTTTTAGATTCAAGAGGTAATGATTTTGCATTCACCGGTGAATGGTATTTCAAACATTATTTCAAAACATCAACAATAGATCCAGTTGCATTATTTGATAAAATGTATAAAAAATGTTTTGAAGGTCGAATTGATTCGCCTTTGAGAACTGTAAAAGGTCATGTTTTCATTGATATTACTAGTTCACAACAAGCTACTTCGATCAGCGGTAGTCCACCTCAAGAACAAGGTGCCGGAATTTTTGGCATTGCAAAAAGTGTTCTTGATTTCACTAAATCCTTTTTTGTACAAAACCTAAATCAACCTCAAAGACAATCCAGCACTAGTGATTCGCATAAATTACAAGATGCAGAAGCTGGAGTTGCGAAAGTCGCTAATAAGCAAAAAAGAAGAATTGGAGAAACATGCACTGATAATCAACACTGTTTTACTAAAAGATGTGTTGATGGTATTTGTAGATCAAATGCTAAACGAAAGAATGGTGGTAAAAAAAACAAAACACGAAAACTATAAAATAATAAATAAAAAAGTATTTATTATTTACTAAATTCTAACTACATGTAACTATCTATCCCTAACTAACTACTCACGCTTTTCTACGCCTTTTTATTGATAAAGTAGAAGATTTCCTTCGGTTCCATCGAATGAATGTAGTCCGTTACAACCTTCTTTGTTATAATGACCTTTGACCCAGTCGCGAGTGATGGAATATGAACGTCATAGTGCAACTTGTAAATGTGCGTGAATATGTTTTGCGGAATAACAATGTGCTTCCCTCGCTTTTGCACATAATACAATACATACGCATCGTGAATGGTTCGAATGAAGTCGTTTAATTGCTTGCTGAACTTCGCGAAGATCTTCTCGTATTTTGGAAAATATTCCAAAAACGAAGGCACTTGACCAGCTCGCATCAACGAGTAAAAGTGATATTGCATGTTTGGATTATTACCACGCAAATCCTTTATTCGCAAATACTCGCTATTGCGAATTGCAAGCCTATCTCCAGAATCAACGTTTGTTACCATCATTCCTGGATTGAACACACTATTTACAAGGTCGTCTATTGTTCTATACGACACGATTTCGCCACATTCAATGGTATAGCGTAGCGGAAACAATACACGCGAACCATTAAACATGGTCCAGCACTCAATCGTGGATAATGGAATCCATTCAACAATACTCTCCGTGTCCTTTCGAAAGACGCTGACCAAATAGACAGTTGGATACAAAATGTCCAATACAATATGATTGTCTGGATGTTGCACAACAAAGCTGTAAATGTGGTCTCTTGGTAAAGAACCAATCAATTCGATATTTTCGAAATCCGTATCACATGGGTAACCAAGAGATTCAACGAACATTTCGCGAAATGTCATTTGCTTCTTATCTTCTTCATCATACGAATTCCGATAATACCAATAGTGTCCACCGATCGCACCCTTTGTTGAAATCTCCCAATGGTCGCCATTGTGAAACAAGTTTACCATGGTTCCTTCGATGATTTGATTCATTTGGAACTTGTCAGAAACAAAGTCGGTGCCGTACTTTTGAAAGAATACATCTTCAGTGAAGGATTTAGGCGGTGCAAAGGAGGTTACAACATTATTTTCATCGAGAATCATTGAACGATAAACACCATATTCATCGCAAACGTCTCTGTTTGTATTGTTGACGATGGTGTAACTCTTTCCAGAACGGTCGTAACCCTTTCTAGAAACATTGATATCTTGAACTTGAGTGTTGAGTTGAATAAATGCCATTGTACGAGAGTGATTTATACTGTATTATATTTTGCTATTTTTTTAAATCAATTTTTTCTTTTTTTCCTTTTAAAATCAAAATAACTTTAACACAAAAATCAAAATAATAATAATGTCTATACATATAATAAGATGGAAAACACGAATAAAAAAGTGGCTCAAATGGAATTAGAATTAGGTGATATCATTGAAATCATAAGTCCATCCAATTCGAAGTTACATCAAAAACATTTTTATATTGATTATATTGATGATGAAATTGTAGAAATTATCAATATTTCCACTGGAGAATCTCAAAAACTAAATAAAACAAGTAATAAATTAGACGATGAATCCATTACCGCAATTTCTTTATTAAGCAGAAGTGATGAAAAGGGTTATGTAAAACAAAATAATTTAACGCTTTATACATGGGTCGATGTTCATATTGGCGGTAATGAACCTATATATATCATTGGAAAAATCACAAATATTGAAGAAGATTGTATAGAGATCACAACCGTTCAACCTGTTAAAGATATTATTTACATAGACTTCGAATACAAGGGGATACCAAAAAATATCCCATTTAAATCCATTACTATTCGAGAACCAATGGATTCACCCGAAGAAACTAAGGAAATACAAGAAGACGGCGTGGATGTAGAAACGCCGGATGAAGATATTAAAGATATTTTGAAGGCTCAATATTTAGAATCAAATGATATTGTATTTGGTGAAGATTTGGAAGATGTAAAACAGTTTGTAGAAATACCGGAACATAAGAAAACATATGCACTTGGTATTCAACTCAACGATTTATTAGACGAGTTTTTATCTATTGTTCCCAATAGTGCACGCACGAATAAAAAAATGCGCCAAATCCACATTTTGATAGAACGTTACAAACAATTAAGGCATAATTTTTCTATTTTTGATGAAAATGAGAATGTGAAAGCGTCTATATTTAAAGGTCCGTTATATAAACCACTTGTGGAAAAACTCAAAAAATTCGATTTTTCTAATAAATGGATTGTTCCTGTTGTAACCAACCGCAAAAAAATATTCAAAGAAAAATTAGATGAAAACGATGAAGATGAACATATGGTGAACCTTGTCAATTTTGAAGATGATTTACAAGATATTCTGAATATTTTCGAAAATTCCGAAAACACTCGAGTATACACAAGCATATATAAACGTCTAAATGAACACATGACACCATATGATATTGTTAATTGCGCCAATTGTTTTGCAGATAGAGAAGAAGCCGTTATGGATTTCGATTCTTTGATTGATAATGATGGAAACTTCGGGTCAAATGTATTCCATATGGACAAAGGAGAAGAATCAACACCAATAATGCATGCAAATACTCAAAGACATATTATGAGTTTAATGGAACCACGTTCCAGCACATCTAAATCTGGCGCCGTGACATATAAAAAAGAACCAATTACCAATAACGATTTATTTTCACTGAAATCATTTGTATTGTGTCCTTTTTATTTTATCGAAAAGAATAAGATGTATTTACCTGGAACAAATATGAAAAAACGTGTTGAATATAATGAATACAGTCATTTACAAAACGAGTGTTTCGAAAATATCCAAACGTCTATTATTGATGACTTGAATAAAGAACACGATGAATACGATGAAATGAAGCTTGATTTTTTTAAACATTCCAAACATTATATCATCGATGATATTTTACACGAAAGCGATGACAAATATAATGCATATTTGAACTACATTATTCCGAAAACAAAGACATTGTTTCTTTACATGAAAAATAAAATGAGCCATAAGTATTCGTTTTCAACAATAGCAAAGGAACTAGAATGCTTTGATATTCAAACAAAAGACATTAGTTATAAACAACACGACAGTATTCGATTTTACATCAAAGAGCAAATCAAATCATTTAACGAAGAATATAACAAAAACAAGAAGACATTTAACGGTTATGTTTCTTATAAATCCGGCGAAAAACGATTGATGAACACTATCGAAAAATTGCTGTTTGATAATGAAGATATAACTCAAATGTTCCGCGATGGATACAAAATAGACCCTGATATGAAGTTCTCGACATATGAAACATTGAATAACATTACAAATCTGGATTATTGCAACTTGTTTTATACTCTTATTTATTACGCAACTTTCCGTAAATTGACAACACCAGATGATTTATTACCCAGCTTTGAACCTGCCAAGATTGATGATATGGATTATAAAATCGACGCCAAAAAATGCTTACGACGTTACTTATCCAAAAAATACGAATCGATTAGTGATTTACAAGGTGATAATGGACAAGAAATTTATTACGATTCGGAATACGATGACACACCATATTTCATACGCGATTTATATAAAAAAGAAGAAAAAGCAATGGATGCAGCCAAATTCAAATCCTTTTTATTAGAAAATCTGAAAAGTAAACACATGTCAAATATTGAAAGCATTGACCCTGCATATTTAGAAGAATTGGCGGAAACGTTGATGCGTAGACAAAAGAAGGTCGATGAAGGTGCATATGCTATACTCTCTATTAAACCAAAGTTACCTAAAGAGTTGAAGCTCGACGAATTATCCAGTAGGGAACAAGAAGAAGTTAAAATAGAAGAAGAAGTGCGCGAAAAAACATCGTATTACGTTCGCATGAAAAATCAATGGGTTCAAGATAACGATATTAGTGAGGAAGTGTTTTATGATAACAATACGCTTTTTTGCAATATCAGCGAAAGTTGTATGAAAAACACTCAAAATAATATGTGTGAGTCGAAACAAATGTCAAAAATGAGAATGGCTGATTTACAGAAATCGCGAATCACCAAAGAATATGAAAAACGAGTAAATATGTCCTTTGACCAAACCCAATCATCTATAAAAGAAACGCTCTTGCACATTTACAAACACAATAATAAGATGAAAATATTGAATGAAATTGCATTAATGCGATATAACAATTATTCTTATAATTTAGGATTGTCAGGTTCTCTAACAGAAGAAATGATCGTATCTCCGTATGTAAAATTAATCAATAAAATTTTAGGACAAGCTGATTTTGTCAAAAAAAATAGTGATATTTTGAAATTCATTGATACTGTATGCAGAGAACCTATGTATGATGTGGAAATTGAAGAAGATAAGCATTGGTATTATTGTAAACAAACCAACACCAAATTATTACCGCGATTTTTCGGAGAACTTGCAAATGCATATTTTTCAAATAATTATTATGAAGTTCTCATGAACATTTGTTCAAAGCATGGAAAGTTGAGTGATGATGGCGATTCTATCGTAGATGAACATAGTGGATTGGAAATTATGAAGCGTGAATATGTAGCTACAGATGAATACAACGAAGAAGGTTTCCGTGTAATAACAAGTGAAGTAATGACAAAAGATATGAACGAAATATTGGAAGACAGTCTTGAAGAAATTGCGGTAAATGATGGTGTTCAATTAAAACCGCGTGTATTATACGAAAGCGAAGAAACACAAACGATTTACAATGTATGTGATAAACTCTGTGAAGAAATGGGATTTCCAATTGAAGATATCAAAGACTTTGTTATATTTTATACAACGGAACTTAATAAAAAGAATATTAAAACCCGAGCTATTTATGAAAAAGCAGCCGCTGATTTATTGGAAAAGAAAGGGAAATCATCCATTCCTTATGATATCTATAAAAATAGACTTATGTTTTGGTTTTTGTCATGTTCTCTCATTATAGCGATTCAAACTCATATTCCATCTTTTGAAGTGAATAATTCTCGTAAAATGCGTGGTTATCCTTTCACTGGAATTGAAAATGAAACGTCCTTGAATTACATGGCTGAAGTATTACATAAACTAAAAAATCAATTAGTGCCTTGGAATTCGATTGAAAAAATGAAGAAAATGCAAATCAAAGAAA